TTTTCAGACAATTCAACGAGTTTTCAAAGTTGTTTGCACAACACGAAAAAACAGTGTCCGCGGTAGACGGACACCATTAGTCCGTCTAGCACGAACACTTGTTCGATGTGGATAACTCATACATGAACAAAAGTTCTGGTTGACAATTTTATATGCTAGGTTTAAAATGGATTATAGATAGAAATAGTCTATCAGAAAGAGAGGAATAAAAATGGTAATTAATGTGCATGCTGGGCACAACCCGCACGGAAGAGTAGCTTGCGGCGCTGTAGGTCTGATTTCAGAATCTTTGGAAAACAGACGTGTAAAAGATCTTGTGGTCGATGAACTACGGCGCATGGGTCACACCGTTTATGACTGTACAGTTGAAAACGGTCTTACACAGTCTGATGTGCTGACTAAGATTGTAAAGAAGTCAAATGCGCACACGGTTGATCTTGATTTGTCAATACACTTTAACGCGTCAAGTTCTGCGGCGGCTAATGGGGCGGAAGTATGGGTGTATAACGATAAATCAAAAGCCGTGGATAAAGCTACCGACATTTTAAATGCAATTTGTTCGCTTGGTTTTAAGAATCGCGGAGTTAAAAAGTCAGAAAAGTTGTACTTTTTGCGTAAGACAAAAGCCCCTGCCGTCATTATCGAATGTTGCTTTGTAGGCTCTGAAAAAGATGTATCGTTATACAACGTTGAGGAAATGGCGGCGGCTATTGTTTACGGGATCACTGGTACAAGGTGCATTGGCACGGATGAATCGAAAGAAACATTGCAGAAAGATGAAGAGGACGTTTCAGAAGATATAGGTACCGGCAAGATCTACCGTGTCTGCGTATTAGATCAGAAAGGCGCTTTTCACAATGCGCAAAATGCCGCAAATTTGAAAGCCGCACTTGAGAAAAGCGGTTATAATGTACTGATTACAGAATCATAAGGAGAAAAAATGAACAAAAAGAAAATTATTGCAATAGCTAAAAAAGTATGTGAAAAATGGTACGGTGTCCTTGTGGACACCGTAGCAATGTATAGTGATGGTTCGAGCGCTATAGTATTTGCCGTTGACACAGAAATTACAGTACAATTTGTAATAGTAGAGGTAAACAAAAAAGAGAATGTAAACGACATTATAGAGAGAGCTAATACACGCATAGCATTTACTATATGCGCGGAAAGGATAAGGCATGTATAACAAAGATTATCTCTTATCTTTGCGCGGAAAAGAGCGGCGCAACATGTACAAAAAGTTAGCGCCGCTTGCTAACAAACAAAGAGATCGCATCATAAAAGCTGGATATAAGAAAGAAAGTGTACTGAATGTCTTAGGTAAAAGGGATGAATGGAACCCAGATAAGTACAATCAGCGCGCTTACTTGAAGCTTGTACGATTTGTAACGGCAAGAAGTCACACATTGACAGGGATAAGAGAGATAAGGCAAGAGCGAACACAAGCGCTTAGAAACTTAGGAGTATCAGAAGAATTGCTAAACGATCAAGATTTTTACGCTTTTTTACACTCTCAAGAGTACAAAAGCTTAAAAATGCGCAATCCGTCAGAAGATATAATAGAAATATATGATTTACTATATAAAGAGGGAAAGTCAGCAAACGAAATAAAGTTAGAACTGCAAGAATATAGCTCTGCAATGCATACATATATAAAAGGTAGGAGCCTATGGTAGTACAAACATTTTATACAGAAAATGGGAAAGAATATACAAAAAATGAAACAGTTTACACAGTATACGATTATCCATATAACGCAATAAATTGGAATTATACTACAGTCAGAAAAAAAGGAAAAAGGGCTATTGCTTATATAGATAGCCCTGCAACATTTGATATAGAAACTACAACAATAAACAGCGAAAAACCTTATGCATTTATGTACCATTGGCAGTTTTGTTACAAAGGAAATGTTTGTTTTGGCACACGGTGGGAAGAATTTACTAAGTTTCTAAGTAAACTAGGAGAATACTTGGAATTATCAGCATCAAAACAATTAGTCATTTATGTCCATAATTTAGCTTATGAATTTATGTTTGTAAAGGATTTTTTATATATAGTATCACTTTTTGCACGAGAATCCCATAAGGTCATAAAATTCAATGCTTGTTTAAAATCTGATTATCTAAAAACAGTAAATAGGCTAGATGTTTCACGTGAAACATTCCCTCATTTTGAGTTTAGATGTTCATATTTTTTATCTAATATGAGTTTAGCAAAGTTTTGCGAAAATTCAAAATTTTGTATTCATCGAAAATTACTAGACACATATGATTATAAAAAAGTACGGACACCAGACACACCACAAACAGGAACAGAGTTAGCATATGATTATAACGATGTAAAAGGGCTTGAAGAATGCATACTGTCAAAAATGGATGATTATAATGACACATTAGCAACAATACCGCTAACATCGACCGGATATGTGCGCCGTGAAATGCGCAAAGCTTGCAGAGAGGACAAACATTATAGGGAATTATTTGAAAGTCTCATGACTACACCGGAAGTATATACACTATTACGAAAAGCTTTTCGCGGCGGCAATACACATGCAAGTAGATATTACGCAGATGCAATAGTTGAGAATGTCTACAGTATGGATAGAGTCTCAAGTTATCCATCATGCATATGCTCGGACTTATACCCTATGACACCGTTTATAGAGTATGTACCAAAAAACTTTACACAATTATTATCTGATTGTAACAAAAAACAAAACGCTATCATTATGCAAGTAACGTTTAAATCTATAACAGTACATGATGATGTGACAGTTCCGTATATTGATTTCGCACACTGTACATCATTTAGCAAAGAATACATAAATGACAACGGGCGAGTGTTATCCGCAGAATGGGTAACATATGCTTGTACTGAATTAGATTTTATAATTATCTGCAATCAATACCATTTTGAGGAAATAGAATGGTTGAGCGGGTACATGGCAAAAAAAGATTATTTACCAGAGCCTATAGTAAATACAATGCTAGAGTTTTACGATAAAAAAACACAGTTAAAGGACGTTGACGGAAAAGAATATGAGTATATGAAAAGTAAAAACAGTTTAAATTCTGTTTTTGGAACGATGGTTACAGACATATGCCATGATGAAATAGTTTACACAGACGGAGAGTGGACAAAAGTTACACCGGATTTGTTAGAATCAATAGCTAGTTATACAGCTTCAAAAAATTCGTTTTTACTCTATCAATGGGGGGTATACATTACAGCTAATGCAAGATGGGAATTACAAAAAATGATAGACGCCGTAGGATGGGATTTTGTTTACGCTGACACTGATAGTGTTAAATTTATAAATAAACAACACTTACAAAGTTTTAAAGATCGCAATGAGTATTTATTAGCACAACATCAACGTTACAGAAATTATTCAGATCGAAAAAACGATAATGGAACGGTAACTAGATATTATTTAGGCGTATGGGATGACGATGGATACTATAAAAAGTTTAAAACGCTTGGAGCTAAAAAGTACGCGTATATATCTGATGACAAAGATAAAAAAACAGGAGAAATAAGAAAAGATGTTTTACACGTAACGGTATCTGGTTTATCGAAACAAAAAGGTGCGGCAGAGTTAGAGCGCGGAAACGGAATTGCCGATTTTAAAATAGGAAAGTTATTTACTGATTCTGGACGAACCGTGTCTTATTTTAATGAATCGAACATACATTCGATAACAATAACAGATTATATAGGTAAAGAATCAACATTTACAACAGCGTCAAATATAGCTATAGTAGATACAACTTACACTTTAGGCATTACAGACGAGTATTCAGAAATCATAGGAAAAAATTTTATAGATAATTGCGAATAAATGCTTGACATATAATTATCATAGGTATATAATACATAATGTAATGAAACAAAGTACAAGAAAGTGAGGAAATAAACATGAGAAGATCGTTTTATGAAAAGGTAAAAAAGAATGGCACAGTTGACACCAAAAACTACAGATATGTATTAGAAGATTTTGGAAATGTGGCGCGATTGCCTATTAAATATCTGGACACAACAAAAGCATACGGCGGATGGAAAATTATCAAAATTCCGGTGGAGTGGAAATAATCATGGAGGTACAATTCTAAATTGTTTAAAAGAAAATTTAAAAATTTAGAAAAACTTCTTGACATTTCCACCAATCAGCGTATAATAGATAATGTAATGAAGTTACAAAACAATAAAACAAACAGAAAGAGAGGAAACCACAATGACAAAGAAAGAAAAAGAAATCTACGATTTTACAAAAAGACACATGAAAGAAAATAATTTAAGTCCTTTTGGTGGGTCAATATTTTTCTATATTGGCGGTGCATTTCCCGATGCTAAAATGGAAAATGTATTGAATGTTGTTAATCAGTTAATAGATGATAGTATTGTATTGAATAAATCGAGATTAGAAAGTCTCATGGGATTTTAAGAAAGTGAGGAAACAACATGACATTATTTGATTTATTTACAGCAAACGCAGAATGGGATACAAAAACAGAATTAACTATTAGCTATAACCATTTAGGCGATACTAAATGTGATTCTGGACAGGCGTTAGATATAATTTATAAATACAAAAATTATGAAGTTTTAAGTTTTTATAAAAACTCATTATTTTTAAGAGAACAAGAATAGCCGAAACGGGAGACACAATCTCCCGTAACTGGAAAGATAGCAACTTACAGTCTGACGATGGCAAGCTAGTATCATTTACAAGTCATTCAGTTTTCGCTACATTATACAAAGAAAGAGAGGAAAACAAAATGGAAAAGGTAATTTCCAGAACTATCCCAACAAAAGTATTATACCAGATTATGACGGTATCGGCAGAAGATGGTATTAAAATGGGAGATGTTGTAGAATGGGATCATGAGATTACCACAGCGGCGGAGAGAGACGAGATTTTAGGGTCTTTCGGTATTGCAAAGGGTAATCTGATTGAGGTTGACCGGAAAGAGGAAACCCGCTTTATGCCGTTGTCCACGTTCATTGAGAACTCAATGACAGCAGAAGAGTATGATGCCTACAAAGCGTCAAAGAAGTAGAGATCACGCAAGCAACACTTTAAAATGTTTCACGTGAAACATGCTTGCACCATTAAATTCAATTAGAGAAAAGGAGAAAAATTATGTTATACGCAACAGGTAAGGTTTATTCCGCATTTTCAAACGATGGCAAGTTTTCCATCATGGTAGAGATCACAGATGAAGCCGCGACGGAGCTGATCGAAAAAGCGGGTCTGAACACCGAGATTGACTGCCCGATTAAGACGACCGATGACGGCACAAAGCTTGTAAAGGCACACACCCAGTTCGACTTCCCAATTTATCTTGACGGTGTTGAGCAGAAACCGGAAGATGAAACAGCAATCAAGGCGGAAGAGATCGGAACAGATTCCGAAGTAGAAATTGCGTTTAAGGTTGTTGAGGGCAAGTACAAGGGAAAGAAGTACCAGAGCGCATACCTCAAGGGAATTGACATTTCCAAGCTTGTTCCCGCAGAACCGTACAACCCGTTTAATCGGTAAGATCTCCGTGCAATGCCATTCACGGCATTGCACGGCGTAGAAATGGCATTTATGGCATGTACGGCGAAACCGGCATGGAGCGGCATGGCTTGCCGTACATGGCATAAAACATAATTTATACGGTACTATTGCACACACTTAAATTACTAAATTCCTCCTAAATTCTTTACGAAATGTCCTATGTCCGAGTAATTGGAGTGTGTGGAGTAGTACCGGATTGGTTTTTGTGGGCGTAAACCGACGGGAAAAACCGTGCCCCGCGCCGTGGTTGGTGCGAGCCGATACCGCGAAACTCTAAAACTATCAACGCGGCGGTAATTCTGTTAATTGCTACCGCCGCAGAAAAGAGTAGAAAAAATGAGTATTGTAATTGTAATGTTGTTTATTGCGCTTGATTTTATTACCGGAATTGTTATGGCAGTTAAAAACAGTAATTTTAACAGCAGTGTGATGCGTGACGGACTTTTTAACAAGTTCGGCGAAATCGTCATTGTGGCTGTTGGGTTTTTGATTGACTACGGGCAGAGTTTTCTTGATATGGGCTTTAGAGTTCCGGCGCTCGAGAGTATTTGCGTTTATATTATTTTAATGGAAATCGGCAGTATTTTGGAAAATGTAAGCCGGATAAATAAAAGCTTAGTGCCGGAAAAGATTAGAGAAATCTTGGAGAAAGCACCGAAAAAATAAGAAGTGTTTCACGTGAAACATTTCTAGGGACTATCGTCTAACGGTAGGACAACGGATTTTGATTTCCGTCAATGCGGGTTCGATTCCTGCTAGTCCAGTTTAAGGAGGAAGCGTAATGGCTTTTTATAATCTTGATAGTATAAAAAATGTAAAAGACTTAGATGACGATGAACCGATTTTAAGAATGATTATCGGAAATCGTAGCGCCGGAAAGACTACAGCGCTTTTGATTGAATCTTTAAAAAATGTGCAGAATGATAAGCAAGTTGTTTTTTTATACAGAACACAGGATGAAATATCGAGTAGTGGAAAAATGTATGAGGACGTGCTTGATATTTACCCAGAGTATGGAAAAGTTGTGACTAATAAAAGCATTGTAAAAGGCTTAATAAGTGCAATGATGCTACATGATAAAGATGATAACGTTGTGTTACTTGGATATGCGGTATATTTTAACAATACCGATAAACTCAAAAAGTACAGCCCAATGTTTAAAGACGTTAGTTTGATTGTTTTTGATGAATTTGTGCTTGAAAATAATGGATATTTAAAAAATGAGATAACAAAGTTTGAAAGTACGTTGAGAACGATCTGTAGAGGTAAAGGAAAACAGGTACGAGAAGTACCAACTTATCTAATGGCAAATTATGTAACACTTCTGAATCCGTATTTTATTTATTTTGGAATCCACAAAAGATTGCGAGATAACACAAATTTTTTGCGTGGGCATGGATGGGTTGCACAATTTGTTATTAACAAGGACGCACAGAACGCCATGAACGAAAGCAAATTTGCTAAAGTGTTTAAAAATAGCCAGTATCAGAAGAGTAGCGCAGATGGCGTGTATTTATGTGATGCAAGCGCTTTTGTAGAAACTGTTAGCGGAAACAGCCGTTATATATTTACGCTTGTTTGCGGTAAAGATAACTATGCAGTAAGAGAGTACCCAGAAAAAGGTATTGTGTATATTGACAGAACTGTAGACCAGAGTTGTAAATATCGCTTTACGTTTGACGCGAGCAGTCATAATGCAGACACTTTGATGTTGAGTAGTCAGAGTTTTATCTATGACTATCTTAAACGGTCTTATGACTTGGGATTGTTAAGATTTAAAGATCTGAAATGTAAAGATATTGTGCTTGATATACTTAGTGTGAGGTTGATGTGATGGGTAGACGATCTGATTATCGTGATTATGGTTACACTAGAGCAGTTTGGAACGGCTTATATAATTTAATCAACAACGAAATAGGTTTAGCCGCGTTGCTTGGTAACTTATGGGCGGAGAGTGGAATTGTGCCTTATAGGTGCGAAAACGATAATAATAGTACAAATTTTTTTAATAGAAGCCGTATTTATACTAACAGTGTAGATAATGGTACTATAACGCGCGAACAATTTATAAACAGCGGTTTAGACGGAGATACAGTGCATAAGGGTTATGGGTTGGCACAATGGACATACTACACGCGTAAGACAGGTTATTATGATGCATGGAAAAGCGGTGGATATAGTAGTATAGGCAGCATTGAATTAGCGCTTTATTATTTAAGTTACGAACTAGAAACATCATTTTCGAGCACTCTTGAGGTTTTACGAAATGCTACAGATATGCGCACAGCGAGCACATATGTGCTTAAAAACTTTGAAAATCCAACCTTGCAGGGGCAAGATGTCCAAGATTATCGTTTTGCTTGTAGTATGGATGTTTACGACGATATGCATGGTAACTTGCCACCGGAAATAAAAGTGTTGGCAATCGACCCGATTAGTAGTAGTATAATAGATGGAGGAAGCGTTAGAATTACCGTCAACGCTAACTCTGAATGGACTTATAATCTCGGTCAATATTTAACGGCAACAAAAGAAGATAATGCTTTGATTGTTAGCGGCAATGCAAACGGTGCGCAAGTTACAAGTGTTGTAAACTTTTGGTTAGTTGATGATCGGAGCGTTACAGCACAATGCCAGATTGGTATAAACAGACCCGCGCCGCCAGCGCCGGAGATTAACGTCACACCATATAGCCAGAGAGCTAATATTGGTACTATTATTAGGTTTAATGTAAGATCAAATTATGATTGGGGAGTTAGCGTACCAAACGGAGCGGAACTTGTTAAAAAAGAAAGAGGTTATTGCTATATCAAAGTAAACGTTACAGCATTGCGACGTGTAATTATTCGTTTTTTTGTATTAAGTGATACAAATATTTATCAAGACTGTACCATCAATATATCTGGTGTAGCGCCTATTCCAAGCGCTAGAAAAACACCATTTATATATTATTTAAAACCATTTTTAGGGAAAGGTAGGTAGAAGAATGACAGCAGACGAAGCTTTGAAAGCGATTTTAGGAAAGATCGAAGCGCCGGAAGAATTGGACGAAGAAATCAACGTTATTACGGAATCCATCAGAAGTGGCGCAAATGTAACAGACGACGGCTATAAAGAACGCTATGAGGGCTTGCGCGAAAAGTACATTGCGCGATTTGGCGAAATGTTGGCGGGACAGGAAACACCGAAAGCAGACATCGAAGAGCCAAAAGCAGATGTTGGCGTGGTAGAAGATGTAACGCCGGAAATGCTTGACTTTGACGGCAGTACAGAGTAAGAGAGGAGAAAAAATGGGTAACAAAGTTCCGGCTACGAACGTAGCCATTTTAAACGCAATAAGATCTATGCAGAGTTTGGAGTATCAGAACAGAATACCGGAAGCAACAGCAGAGAATATCTCGAGTATCTACGAAAGTTTGCTGAACATCGTTCCGTTGCGAAATGCGTTCGCTAACGCATTAGTAGAACAGATTATGGAGCAGAGAATCGAGACAGTCTTTTTTGAAAATCCCCTTGGAGTACTTAAGAGAGATCCGATGCGTTACGGCGGCACGGAGGAAGAAATTTTTATCAACATGGCAAAAGGTAAGCAGTTTAATCAGTTCGCAACCGTTGCAGAACTGTATGCCTACTATCAGTCAAGTGTCATGGCGGCGTATCACAAGATCACGCCCGCTATCCAGTACGCGGTTACAGTCACTTTTGACAACTTGCGTACAGCGTTCCGGTCGGAATATGGTGTGCGCGATTTAATCAATGCAAAAGTACAGAGTCTTTTTGCGGCGGCAAATTGGGATGAATATTTGTGTATGAAACGTCTGATTGAGAGCGCGAGCGCGGCAGATCAGCTCTATGCGGTCAATGTTGCAGACCCTACAGCGAGCACAGAAAACGCGAAGAAGCTGACAAAGCTTGTAAAGGCTTACATTGGTCAGATGAAATTTCCCCATCCCGAGTACAACATTGCCGGAGCAGACAGTTGCGCAAACGATCAGACAATCTTTTATATCACAACGCCGGAAATTGACGCGGAGTTAGATGTTGAAGTGCTTGCAACAGCCTTTAATATGGATAAAGTTGACATCAATGTCCGCAAAATTATCATTGACAAGTTTGACGACCCCAATATCAAGCTTGCGCTGTTTGATATGAGATTTTTTAATGTACGTGAGAATTTCCGGACACTGACCGATTCGAGAAACGGAGCAGCGTTGACATGGAATTATTTTTACACAATGAGCGAAATGTTTTCTTATTCTCCGTTTTTCCCCTGCATTGTTTTTACTACAGATACTGTCGGTCTTACAACCGTAAGCGTTACAGATACCGCCGGAAATGTGGGAACTGATGTGGAGATTACAGCGTTAGTGACCGGAGATAGCCAGTACACGCCGCAAATGCTCGATTTTGACGTAGAGGGCGCGACAAGCCAGTATACAGGTTTTATTCCGGGGTCGAATATCTTGCATATTGCAAATGATGAGAAAGCGGCAACACTTACGGTCAAAGCAACGTCAAGATATGATAGCACGATCAGCGGAACAGGTACTGTCACAGTCAACCAGTAAAATGTTTCGCGTGAAGCATTGATTTTTGAGGGGAGTGCAATGCTCCCCTAGAAATGAGGAAACATGGATAGAATGATACCTATGCCAACACAAAAAAACGTAGACGGGATAGCACCTGTTGCACAAGTAAGAATCTGCCGCGGGATTCCTTGGGATTCGTCGTATAACCATGTAAGGCTTTTTAATAGTCGAGAAGAACTTTTTGCTTATGTTGATAGCAAAGCAATTTATAGCACTAATAATGCCGCGCCAGTTAAGAGAGGTTACGCGGATTTTGCCGCGCCCGTCAACGAGTTATACGCCGATAGCGCTAACTATATCGCATTTAAAAATGTTGGATATATGGATAATTGGATATACGGCTTTATTACGAGCGTAGAACCGTTGTCCGTGAACTCTTGCCGCGTGCATTTTATCATGGACGTCTGGACAAATTGCCAATTCGATATGGTGCTAAATAAATGCTATATCGAGCGCCAGATTGTAAAAAAGAGTGAAGATGTGATAGGGCGGTATACTTTTCCAGAGGGATTGGAAACCGGAGATTATATCGTAAAACAAGAGACAGAACAAAATTATGATGCGCCGGAACTAAGTGATCGAAACATTATGAGTGTTGTCGTTCCGAGCGCATTTGACGAGAACGGAAATTTTAACGGCGGCGAATTTAGAGATGGCGTGTATACTGCCATCACTTATAACGTTTTTGATAATGGAGACGGCGTAAACGAATTTTTAATTTCTGCTAACGCAAATGGTACTATTGACGGAATTTTAAACGCGTTTATGATGCCAACCAGCTTTATTGCAGAGGAAACACAATTCAAGCAACTTAATCTACCAAAAAAGTATGACAGTATTGACGGCTATGTACCGAAAAACAAAAAACTGTTTTGTTATCCATATAACTTTTTATACGGAAACAACAACAACGGCACAGGAATAGAGTATAAATATGAGTATTTTTCCAGTAACGCTTGTAGTTTTACTTATACAGTAGCTATGACACCTAATCCACTGTTAGTGTCCTACCCCATCCAGTATAGAGGATACGCCGTAGACTATACCGACATGCTTACATTTTCGGACTATCCAAAATGTGCCATCATGACAGACGCATACAAGGCATATATTGCGCAAATGACAAGCACCGCGGGCGCGAGCGCTTTAATAAGCGCGGGAGACGCGGTTTCACAAGGTGTTGACACTGCCGCCGGAGTTTTTAGCGGCGTTGGAAAGGCATTATCTGGTGCGGGTTTTGGTTTTTTGGGTGCGGCGGCAAGTGGAGCGGGAAGCGCCATAGCAACAGGAAAGCAAGCCGCGAGTGATGCTTTTAAGTCTAGCCCGCTTGCGACACTTAGTAGCACTGATTGGTCGGAAGTTATCGGAGACGGTATTAAAGCCGTAGTTAATCATTATTTACAACCGAGCGGAAACGTAACTACTTCTAGTGGCAATGCTAGTAAAATTATCGGTAACGATCACATCAGCTATTACCCGATGCAGATTCGTGCAGAGTATGCACGTAAGATTGATGATTATTTTACAATGTTTGGCTATAAGATTGGCGAAATTGGTACACCATCAATCAATAACCGGAGCGCGTGGGATTTTGTAAAAACGCGTAATTGCACAATCAGCGGTAACATAGATCTTGATTACCTTGTCATTTTACGCTCGATTTTTGATCGTGGTGTAACAATATGGCACACTAATGACATTGGTAATTATGGACTTGCAAATAATTAGCGAAAAGAGGTGGAAAAATGAAAAATCAATCAAAAGACGCGGAATATTTCAGCGTGCCGCAATATCGCAATTATTATATACGATATTTTAATATGCTACACGAAATGATTGTGAACCGATTTGAGTGGCTAGGGCTGCCGGACGAAATTCCGCCAAGAGTAATCGAAGATTATCTTTTTTGGTGGGGGCAAGCTGTCTTTTTTAAAGATGATGTATTAGAAAAATATGCAGCTATGAAAACCAACCTTGGCGGCACTGTGGACATCTACGGAGTGCCGAACATGCGATTTGCTTACGCACAACAGTATTTTAAAACCTTAGGAAAAAATAACAGCGTTATTATCTGGGATAGTAGCGTAGGATACCCAAGCGTAGATTATGTGCAGATGTACGCGGAGAGTTTGGCTAACATGAGGATGACAAGAAACCTAAATATATATGCACAGAGAACGCCAATAGCTATAGCGGCTAGCGAAAATCAGCGATTAAGTATAAAAAATCTATTTAAACAATATAATGATTTTGTGCCATTTATTGCCGTTAAAGATGGTGTAACAAATCTCGATAATGTCAAAGTCCTTAAGCTTGACGCGCCTAACGTGTTTGGAGATCTCACTACAGCTATGCGTCAAGAAATCGCAGACTTTTGCGTGCAGTTTGGTATTAGTAACATTGACGGCGCAAAAAAAGAGCGTTTAATTACAAGCGAAGTCGAACAAGATGCAGACCTTACGTTAATTAACCGTCAGTCTTTTTTAGGTGTGCGAAAACGTGCTTGTGAACAGATTAACCGTTTGTTTGGACTTGAGGTTAATGTACGATACATTGGTAACGGCTTAGGTGTAGAGCGAAAAGAAAACCTTGCAAATGGAGGTGGCGAAAATGGCGACATATACGACCAGACTTAGAGACTATATCGAAAGTTTTACGGATTGGAAAGAAATAAACGCGAATACATATGACAAAATCGAAAAGGGTATACCAAAGCTTTTTGATTTTACTTTTCCGTGGTACAATGAGGACGAATCAAGCCGGACAGAATTTGAGCGTATGTTTATCATACACTTTTACATGTGCGAGATCGGTTTTGAAACGATTGGTCTTTTTAAGCTTAAACTTAATGATACATTAAGGCGCAACATGCCTAGATACAAAGCAATGTATGACAGTAATTTAAGCGTGGCGCAAATTTTAGAAAATACAAATATGACGTTTGACGATACTGACACGAGCGACGGAAACAATACATCACAAGCAGACAGAACCATGAGCGACACTAACAATAGTAGCTCTAACGATCAACGGATTAACAGTGATAACCCACAAGTTAATTTTTCCGGTACGGACTATGCGTCCGGCATGACTAGAGGTCAAAGCACGGGAGAGGACAGCCGCGCAGTTAATGAGAAAAACACAGGTAAGAGTAATACATCAGTTGTAGACACTAGTCATCGGACAGAAAAAGGATGGCGTGGCAGTAAAATGAACGAACTTATTATGTACCGCGAGCACATTGTAAACGTTAATAATGCGATTATTGCAGATTGTGAAGAATTGTTTATGTCAATTTTTGACGATTTTTCCGAACATGGAAACGATTTTAATATGGCGGCATATGGAAACCGCGGAAACTTGGGCTTATCTATTGATTGGATGAGGTAGAAGGGAGTAAGAAATGGCGAACAAAATTAACCCGTTTGACCCTAACGTAAATTCTGGACTCTACAACGTACACTTTCCGGACTTTGCGTTTTGGTTGCAAAAAACTCAACCACTTGTTTATGATGATGCGCTGTCATACTATGAGGTATTGTGCCGAGTTAGTGCTATGCTTAATCAGCTTATTAAACAAGTAAACGATCTTACTGACGCACAAAAAAAATTTATAGAAGATGCTACAAATCTTTTAAATCAAATTATTAACGAATGGAATAGTATTGTCGATCAGTGGAATAACATTGTAACAGAATGGAATTCCATGAAAACCACATGGTCGCAATGGTCGGCTACTTGGGCGCAGTGGGTGTCTACTTTTGCGCAGTGGGTGTCTACTTTTGCGCAGTGGACGGAAACTTTTGCGCAGTGGACGGAAACATTTAACAACATGGTGCAAAACAACAACCAATTTCAGACAGATATTACAAATCAGTTTAATTCATACAAAACAGATATTACAAATCAGTTTAATTCATACAAAACAGATATTACAAATCAGTTTAATTCATACAAAGAGGAAATTAACAATATTATTAGCAACTTTGAGAATGAGGTAAACGACAAGATCAAAGATTTTGTAACTGTCGGTATCCTTGAACATGTGGTAACTTATGGCGGTATATGGGAGCAGGTTGTGACGTTAGAGGCGGGCGCAAGCACAAGAATCTTACTACCAGAAAGTATGCAAAAAGATGGATTCTACTTTCTTGCCAATGCGAGCATTGATTGTGAAGGAATCATTGTTAATGTCGACAAATGGACGGTTGTTGCTTACAATGCCAGTACACAAACTAGGAACCCGAACTTGCAAGTGTATGCACTTGGAGAGTTTGGCATATTACAGCCATTAAATGGAGGTGTATAATATGTATAAGAGAGACTATCATCCAGACGAAAACATTGTTTTCAAAACAAAAAATTACGGATTCGATGCGCCGAAAAGCACGCCTTTAGAGCCGTTGAGTAATGCACTCGTACAGATTGACGCGGCGCTGAAAAAAGAAGAAACTGACAGGATTGCGGAAGATGTAAGAATCAACGCGCGAATTGATAAAGAAGAAACTGACAGGATTGCGGAAGATGTAAGAATCAACGCGCGAATTGATAAAGAAGAAACTGACAGGATTGCGGAAGATGTAAGAATCAACGCGCGAATTGATAAAGTAGAAACTGACAGGATTGCGGAAGATGTAAGAATCAACGCGCGAATTGATAAGGAAATTGCAGACCGCGAAAAGGGAGATACAGATATACGTGGTATGCTTAAATATTACTATATCAACAACACAACACCGTACACTGGATATCATGGTGGATATGAGAACTATATTTTTCAATTTCTCCAGATCGGTAATTCTGTAAACTTTACACTAACGATTAACTGTCACGGCGTTCTCGACTTGTACTTAGCGGACTTGTTTATAAGCGGAACGATTGACAGCAGATTTCCGAACAATACAAAAGTAGCACATGACTATATCAACGAACAAAACTTTGCTTCAATCTTCATCTATCCTAACTCTACTGCCATACAAGTAAATACTAACGCAACTACTAACGCCACTTTTTGCTTGAATGGTTCTTTTACTATCAACGTAGTTTAACCATTTTGTAAGTTATCCACATCGAACAAGTGTTCGTGCTAGACGGACTAATAGTGTCCGTCTACCGCGGACACTGTTTTTTCGTGTTGTGCAAACAACTTTGAAAACTCGTTGAATTGTCTGAAAACTTAAAAATCAATATGCATTATGCACAAAGATTTAGTAGATCTTTGTGCATTTTTACTATTGACAAATTGGAATAGATCAACTTTTAGGTAGCGAATTTAACATCTGATTTATCGAACGTATGTTTGTCTTTTTGGGGAAAACAGTGTCCGCGCTACACGGACTATGTAACTTT